CCATTATCGATGGCAAGAAACAAATCGATGAAGCCAATGAAAAGCTTGAAGCCATTCAGAAGGAACATAAAGTTCTTGTTGAGAAATACAACAGCATTGCATCTGATCTCATTCTAGAGAAGAAGACTGCTGGTTTGAGCGACAAGAAAAAGGGATATATCAATCGTATCATGAAGGGTAAGACTGCCGAGTTCATTAATGAGAACTTCGATTATGCTCTCAACCTTTTCAATAAGAACGAATCTGAAAGGCTTCACGATCTAAAGGAAAGCGCCATCAAGAAATCCGTTGCATCGGAAGTTGATGTTCCTCAAATCATTGAAGAGAAAGTGCAACCAAGAGATGAAACCGTGGTTCAAATGAACCCCTACCTCAAGGAGCTTTCCAAATACTAATTTTAGCTGAGATATTAAACAACTTAATATCTGAATAGTCGAAACAAAAAAGGAGAAACAAAAAATACACGAATATGAAATCAATTAGACCTACACAAGCCTACATTGACCAAACTCGCGCTGAGGCTCTTCTCGAAAAGTGGAAACCAGTTCTGAACTATACTTCAGACAAAGTTTCTGCCATCGAAGACGACCACACTCGCCTTAATACCGCCATGCTTCTTGAGAACCAAGAACGCTGGTGCATTGAGGAAGCCAACGTTGCTGGCGGCGGCTCTTCCGTTTTCGGAAGCGTTAACGCTGGTGCATTCGGTGGCGCTGGTGCAAACTTCCCCAACAGCTACCCTGCTGGTGACGTTTATGCCCAAGGTGATGCTCGCCTCCCCAAGATCCTCATCCCGATGATTCGCCGTACTTTCCCCGAATTGATTACAAACGAAATCGTCGGCGTTCAACCAATGGGTGGTCCTGTTGGCCTCGCTTTCGCTTTGCGTTACAAGTACCTCGCCAACCAACTCGGTAATGATGGTGTGGACGGTTCTGGCACTAATGCCAATGCCGCTCTTCCTAACCCTCAAGCCCAAGCTGACGGCAAGGAACTCGGCTACCAATATCTCGACACCAGATACACTGGCACTTCTAGTGCAAAGCTTTCTGGTGCTGACGGCGCATACGCAAATCTTTTCCCAATGGTTGGACAAGATCAAGGCGTTGCTCAACTCTTGGCAAACTTCGAATTGACAGGTAAAATCCCTCAAATTGAAGTCAGCTTCGAGAAGACCGCTGTTGAGGCTGGCACACGCCGTCTCGCAGCCCGTTGGTCTGTCGAGCTTGAGCAAGATCTCAAGAACATGAATGGTATCGACATCGACACTGAGTTGACAAATGCTATGAGCTATGAGCTTCAAGCAGAAATCGACCGTGAGATGATCATGCGCATGATTCAGACCTCGCTCAATGCTGGCTTTGGCGTTGGCTACTCCGTATGGAGTCCAGCTTCTGCTGATGGCCGTTGGCTCGTCGAACGCAACCGTGATTTCTATCAACGTTTGATCATCGAAGCTAACCGTATTGCAATCCGCAACCGCCGTGGTGCAGCAAACTTCATCGTTTGCACTCCTCGCGTTGCCGCTATTCTTGAAATGCTACCCGAATTCCAATGGGTACCAGTCCAAGGTAACGTAAATACTCAGCCTGTCGGTGTTGCGAAGGTTGGTAATCTCGGAGGAAGGTTCAATGTTTACCGTGATACTCGCACAGAAGCTCAATTTGAGCAAGGTCGTAGCTCTACCTACCTTTCGCCTGGCCAAGTCCGCACCAACCGTGTGGAATACGCCTTGCTTGGATACAAAGGTCCAGAGTTCTATGATACTGGTATAATCTATTGCCCTTACATCCCTGTGATGATCCAAAGGACAATTGGCCCGAACGACTTCAGCCCTCGCGTTGGTCTTATGACCCGCTATGGTGTTGTAGACAACATCTTCGGTGCTAATCTTTATTACCACACCATTCTGCTTGCTGGTCTCGGTGAAGGGTTTACACCCGCGAACACCTCGGTCTACTTCTAATAGAAGTAAAGGCGAAAAACTTAGAAAGCCAAGAAGAAATTCTT